TCACATGCCATATTATCTAACCAGTTAACACTTTCATTATTATGAATTGCCCCCGGCGGACATGCTATTCTACAAGCATCACACCCAATACATTTGTTCCAAAATTCGTCTTTAAAGTTATTTCCTGCCACACGTTTGATCTTGGGCGGATTCTGAATCATCTCCATGAATCCAATCACACATACTTTAGAATCAAACCCAAATTTATAATTGTAAACTAAAGAATTTCTTGCACGAACTCCCCTTCCAGAAAGAATTTCCGCTTCTTTAAATTTGTGAAAACATGAGCCCAGTCAGTCCATTCTTCCAAACCATGTTGAACTAATATTTCAGTTGCTTCTTCGTATAGTAAATAGTCAAGTGAAACAGATGAATGTTTGATTAGAACAATTGCATTACAAATTTTCTTCCAGTCAAAATGTATGTTATTTGAGAAATTCCAACCTCTAATAATGCATTGTGCCTTGACAGGAGTTTGAGAACAGATTTCTAGTTGTTCCTTTGTGATATGTCCTATATCCCATTTGTCAGAATCAAACCATTCTCTAATTTCTTCGAAGTTTGGATGTATTTGTTTCATTTATCTAATTTTTCTAAAAATTCTTTTGTTTCTCGTTTTCCTAAATGAAATCCTTCATAATCGGCCATACACTGCGATATTCCTGCTAGTGCTGCTTTAGTATCTGCATATTCTAAAAGTTCTTTAATAACATCCATTTCCTGTTCTGAAAATGTAACTGCATTTCTCACATAATGCTCAAATGCTTCACAACACAACGGAAAATGTGGATATACCAAATGATACATCGCATTAGCATAGTCTTGTATTTCTTGTTGAGCATGTTTTTCTGCTCGTAAATTAACGACATGAAAAAAATTGTGTAGATCTATCTTCCATATTACTTCGGTATAGTTCGACACAGGGAGCACAATTCTTGAGAGCTCTCTTGATACATTCCAATCTAGTAGATTTTTGTAGGCAGCAGTTGCTCCATCGAAAATACGATATATTTCAAATTCGACTTCACCGATGTCATTGCCTAACTCTCCTTCTTCTCTACCTTGTTTATTTGTCGTTGATTGGGGTTTAAGACTATCCCCTTTTGGAAAATAAAAGTCATCTGACATGACAGAGTACCGCCCAGAGTACTCATTCAGGTTTGCCGTTCTATGACGGACTAACTGGCGCATAACAAAGATGGGTAATTTGATATGGAACTTGACTTCACACATCTCAAAGGGTGAGGTGTGTTTGTGTCTCATTAGGTAGCGTATGAGTTTACGCGTCTGGCTTACCTTTCTTGTTCCTTCTCCATAACTAATACGTGCAGCATCTTCAATTTCTTCATCGCTACCCATTACATCCAATAATTTCACAAATCCGTGTTCATGGACTTTGTATTCTTTTATTATTTTCTTTCCTCTATAATCTACTTCAATGGACATTTCTCCACTCTCTAGCTGCCCAATCTGCTTCCAATCCCTTGAATGTAGTTTTATTTATCATTTCAAGAATGTCATCAGTTGACAGACCACTCATAATTAAATCATTAATATCTTTGAACTTTTTTCCTTTTGGCCATATAACAACAGTCCATCCATCATCTATAGATTTCATCAATTTTTTAACAGTATGTTCATTTCTCGGCTCATTGTCGAATATTAATACACATTGTTTCCTATCAATTTTTATTGATTGGAGATCACCCCCGGCAACCGCGAGACAATTTGGAAGGAACATTGAGTCGATTGGACCCTCTACAATATATGTATGTTCTTCTGATTTCCATCGTTCCAGTCCATAAACTTTAGGGCTATCTTCAGAAACCTTGATGGTAATATATCGGAGTTCGTGGCCCCCTAGAGCTCTACCTTGAGCGGCAATTAATTTTCCTTCTGTATCATAAAAAGGAATAACCATTCTTGGTTCATCTCTACCTAAATTAGAATAATCTATTTCGGATACTGATTGAGCCCAACTCATAAAATCATCTGCATAAAAAATCTTCTCCAAGAAATCATCAGGCATCTTTCTACCTTCATAAAACAATCGGGCGTGGTGAGTACGTGTAAGAGAGCCTATAGAGGGTAATTCAATGGTAGTTGGTCTAGGTTTGAATTTTGGTGGTTCAAAATGAAACTCTGGTTCTTTTGTTTTACCACGACCATTTTGACCTTGACCATATCTTTCCATTACATATTGTCCATGTAGATGAGGATCAAGAGTCTTTATAAAATTTCCAAGATTAGAACCATATCCACAATTATGACATTTCACAAATAAGTCTTGCTTCTTTGCGTAGATGTATAATCGTTTCTTTGATCTATTCTTTTGAGAATCACCACAAATAGGACATCGTGAGTTCCAAAGATTGGGTCTGACCTGTTTAAATTGGTCAAGGCGGGGTGAGATTAATCCCACGTATTTTTGATCTGTATATAAACTCATAATATATTCAATTAATGTTATACTACTATTATAACATGTAATTCTAATTTGTCAAGCTAAAACGCCTTTATGATCTCTTGTTGTAAGTTTAAGTTTTTTATGAAGTTTTGCAGTTTTAGTTCCCCATGAATCATCACCATGTACGGCCGGTGGTGTCATTTCTGGAGTTTTTCCTTTTTTGTGCATCTTCATCCAAAGATCATTATATCGGTCTTGTTCTTTTTTAGACCAACCACCTCTACCAGCGGCCTTCATACCAAGATCATCTAATTCTTTTGCATCTGGATCTTCTTTTTCTTTTTTGCTGAACCAACCTTCGTGGTATTGAGTAAATGTTTTCATTTGATTATATTTCCCAATTCTTTGTAGAGTTTATTTACTGATTTGAAGTCATCCTTTTTCATTGCTTTAATCATTTTAGTCATTACACCTTGTGTAATATCCACAAGATTACTAATTTCTTGATATCCTTCTCCTACTTGTTTTCCTTTGAAAATGTAACTGCTATTCTTCCTCTTTTTTTTGAAAAAATGGGGTATCCCTTTCTTTGTCTTTTTATAATCTTGTACAGCTTTAGCCATTTTCTCATCCTCCTTGCCACCGCGGCCAGGAGTGGGCGGTTGTTTTTCTACTTTCCCCCCTGCTTTTTTCCATTGTGCAATAGCAAGTGCTCTTTTTAATGCATCTTTCCTTGATTCGGCCTCATTAACAGAATTATATAATTTCCTTCTTTCAGCTCGACTCATTCCTGCTTTTTGAGCTGCCCGGTGCATTCCTGTATCTTTTTCTGGAACGGGACATGAAGATTTATGTAATTTTTTCATAGTAGGTGAACGCAATTTATCTATTGATATATCACATATATTTCCACCTTCTTTAATAAGAGCTTCGTCATGTAATTCTTCGTATGTTTTTTTCATTAGTACCCTATTTCGTCAAAACTACTGATTTTTGTAATTTTACTACCCTTACCTTGACCTTTAAAATCTCCTGTCAAATCATAAGTAGCAGGCCAAGCACCCATTCCTTTGTTCCCCTTCTCCATATGTTTCTTGATGAGAGAAGTATTACTGAATTTCTTAACATATTTTTTCGCATCACTTAATTCATAAGTTACAAGTCTTGCTGTTCCAGCCCAAGCCATAATCACCTTACCAGATGCATTTACTCTACTAAATCCAACATGATATGAATCTTTTGGATAGAGAAACATTCCACTCTTATCCGGCCCAGTAACAGTCATATACAAAGCTGTAGGAAGTTGTTCATCATCTGGTAAAAATCTATTATCACTTCCTTTTAAATTACCACTAGTTTTTCCAGCGTAAGAATCGTCCATGTAAAGAAATTTAGAAAAGACAATAACATCACTACCACTCTTCAAATCTGAGGAGGAATATTTTTTAATATCTTTTGCTTCATTGATATGTTGTTTAAAAGTTTTCATTTTGTCCAATTCTTTGCTGCTGTGAAGTTTTGGTGTGCAAATTCCATACGATCTACTAATTTGACTGCTTTACCTAAATGATCTATTGCCACAAATCCTTCTGGTTGTGTAACTCTATATCCCTTATCAGTACGAACAAAGGTGTCCATAGCTCCTTTGGACTTCTCTAATTTTCGTATAATCAAATCCTTGGCTGTTACAAGGAGATTTTGCATATCAAAAATCTTGACTAATTGACTTGATTTGGATCGAAAGAATTTCATCTTATCATCCATTGTCTGCTGTTTAAGTTTTTTAGTCTCTGGTCTTTTTACCCTATCAACATCCGCCTTGAGTTTGTCATAAACGTAAGCAATTAATCCTCTAGTATGTTGTCTGGTGTTAGTGATCTTTTCACCAGCTCTGACCTTTGTATTGTTGAAAGTCTTGATAAGTTCGTTGTAACCAGAGTCATTAACAATATTCAGAACAAGAGAATCTAAAGTATGAAAGGTTTTTCCTGCCTGAGACAATACACCATTTATTTCTCTCGTTTCAGCCTGATTGAAGTTTATGGTTCCAGAAGTATCCTTGTAACTTGCATCTGAAAACCACACACCAGAAGATTTACTTAACCCTCTAAGATTAACAGAGAATGACGCAGACATATCTTCCATCGTTTTTCCACTATAGGTTGTGTGGAAAACGATCCCCATTTTAGAAGATAATATCTGCGATGCACTCTCCTTTGGAACAGCATACAGTATTGTATTTGGTTGGAAGGTTACATATTGCTTTCCTTCTATTGTCTTTTTCTCCAAGTCTTCTTGTGTAAATAACATATCGCCTTGGAGTACGTCTTTAATACCTAATTTGGACAGTTCAGTGAGTGCTACCTTGAGTTTTTGGTTAAGTCCTCTGGCCGGATGGTTACGGTCAATATCTTCATGAGAGTAATTAATCTTTGCATTCTTGTTGAACACTCCCTTAGTACCAACAAA